CAATAAAGCCATCCCATTTAGTCAGAAATTGCTCAGACTTGATAGAGGAGATCCTGAGCTCATTATAGGTTAGTGTCTTTGTCGTTTGATCTATATGGATAGCTAGATCCGCTGGGACATTCCCTTCAACCCCTTCAACCCAAAAGTGTCCATTCCCCCCTGAGTCCCAAAATGCAATCTTATCAATCATATGTCCTAGATCGAAAATTGCTTTGGAGGCATTGTAATAGGCTAGCACTTCTCCTGCAATCATTGGCTTATCGAATAAGGCCATCCCGAGCCAACCCCAGTCACTTTGCCCGAGATATGCCATTGATTCCATTGAGGCTCCTAGGGAGAAGCTCTGGCTGGTTTTGAAAACCCCATTCAGGTATAGCTTTATGTTACCAGAGAAGCTGGCATACTCCTGAACAAAAGCCACTTGCATAATATCCCCCTCGAGAGGGGATCCCATGCTGAATGATGCAATCGTGGAGCTATCTGTCTTGAAGTTCACCGTGTTATTTGTATAGTCAAAATAGCCCTCGCAGGTATTTGCTACCCCAGCTAGCCTCGTTTTGAAAAAATAAGTATGGACAGGCTTGGGGGTATAGTATGAGGGAGGGATGTGCCTCCAAGTAAAGATCATGGTGAATAAGTTAGTATTTGTTGAGTGTTTTCTATAGCCGTTATAATCTTTTCCAGCTATAAGCCCTGGCTCTGAAGGGTTGGCTGACTGAGAAGTTTGAGGCACACCAGTTCCTGCAATTACATTCATAGTCCTTTTATGAACTAGTGCATTGTATGTTTTGATGCCACCGATAATATATTCAGTGGCCATTACTCCTCCAATGGTCACTGGGGAGTAATAATCTGTCATCTGTATCTTCACCGCCCAAGTTCCAACTGTCACATTGACAGCTGTGTAATCGATCTTATACCAGCCATCATCAGAGATCTTAGTTACAACTGCACCTCCACCGAATGCCCCTACAGATACTGATATAGGAGGTACAACAGATGGAGCCTCTGTCTTCTTACAGAAAACAGTTACCAAGAAGTTGGGTATTGTGGCTCCTGTAACAGTTACATTAGTTGTCATGTATTCGTTTTGAACTGCAGAGGAGTTCCTACCTATGCGCATAGCCTTAGTGCCAAACAGAACCTCCTCTTTGTCATACACGATCTCCATAGATAGCCCTGCACTGGGTGTCCAGTTTGTCTCATCAAACTCGAATACAGGATTGGTGATATAATTCTTTACTGCATTCCTGATACAAAATAGAGCCTCTGGCACCCCATTCTTCTCTATAGGGCTATACTGCATTGCAGAGTTTGCTAGTAGGATCTGCTGGAAAAGATTTTCAGCATAAGGCTTTACATTCAAACTTATCCTGACCAGCTGATCATTTAGGAGAACCCCCATCGGATGGGATCCCAAGGAGGTAACTGTACCAAAGACAATCTCAAAATATTTATAAGCTCCAAATGTGCCAAAGATAGGGGCTGGAAAGGCATCTGTTTCCCTATAGAGGAGATATGTCTTTTCCTCAGCTGTTTTCCTCATCAGGATATTCTGGATACTATTTATGATCTTATTGATAGCTCCAAACCCGACACCATGGATTGTTAGCTCTATAACGATATTTTTGTTATCAGATATCAGATCCAGATAGTCAGATCCAGCATACCTCCCTGACTGATTGGAGTCAGCTAGGGAAACATCAAACTTAGGTTCAGGCATGGAGAATGAGCTCTCCAAATATAGAGGAGCCTGATTCAAATTTATTCTTTGATCCCCATGTTCAAGTATTAGCTCTATCATTAGGCAACTCCTATTTGGATCTCTCGAGTTAGCATCCCTAACTTCTCAATCAGGCTGTCAGCTATCTCTCTGCTATCCTTGCCATCCCCTCCTTGGATAACGATAGCCCCTGATTGAATGATAACTGTAGCACTGCGGGAGGAGCTATCTATTGATTGTCCTCCTCGAGCCCCCATCCCAAAGAACTCATTGTTGGCCAACCCTCCTAGCCTAAAAGATAACTGGGGCAGCTCCTTTCCAACGAGCTCCTTTATAGCCTTATCAGCACCGATGAAGGTCATTTCAAAGGGGCTAGGAGAAGCCCTCTCAGCCCACTTGGGGATCTTGATTCTGCCCAGCCAATCTGCTAGGGATTGAAGCTTGTCAGTGACCCACTGGATCGCATCACGAACCCCATTGAATGCGGTTTTCAAAGGGTTGATGCCAGAGTTCCTTAGTGTAGTCATGATAGGTTCCAGAGCCTCGAATATAGGCTTCAGTTTATCCTTTACAAAGTTCCAAATAGAAGTCAGGGCAGGGAGGAGGACATTGTTCCAAGCTCCAGTTAGGAGGGTTATTGCTAGGGTTCCACCTACCTGAAGGACATCCCAGATGGCCACGAAAAGAGGCATCAGGCTAGTTTGAATAAAGTTCCATACCGCTCGAATAGCTGGCATCAGGGTATTGTTCCAGAAGTTTGTCACTGTCTGGATCGCAAGAGGTATATTGACTTGAAGCCATTCTACTATAGCTTGGAACTGAGGATATAGGTTGTTCCAAACCTCAGTTAGGACATCTCGGATCCCCAAGAAGTTTGTTGACCAGGCAGCTCCTAGAGCTCCAGCTATTAGAATAATAATCCCTATAGGGCTGACGAGAGCCCCTAGGGCAGTGCCTATAGCTCCCAAGCCAGTAATGATCGTTGCTGCAGCTAGCACCACTCCTATCCCTACTAGAGCCCCTTTGAATGCCTCGGAGTGCTCAGTCACGAATGGCTTTACATATTTGTCCACGATCTCCCCAATTTTATCCCCTAGCTTGGAGAACCAATCAACGATCTCAATAATCTTGCCAGCTATCTCTGGGCCAAAGATAGCTCCCAGAGCCTCCTTGGCTTCAGTGGAGTTCAGTCCTGCATCGAATAGAGCCGTTGCGAGGTTCCCTAGCTTTTCAGCAAACTCCATAAGTTGAGGGAGATGAGGCTCTATTACATTCTTGAAAAAGTCCATCACGACAGGGATGAGCTTCACGCCAAACCCTTCAGCAGTGTCCAGAAGTTTATTCTTGAGGATCTCTAGCTGGCCACCTAATGTCTCTCCTGCAGCTACTGCGGATCCTCCAAATTCAGTTTGAAGCTCCTTTAGGATGAGAGCCTGAGCTCCAGCTAGATCTCCTGTTTCTACCATCTTGGCAATAACTTCAGATTGAGCTTCAGTGAAGTTGACGCCAACCCTACGCAGGGCTGTAACCCCTAGAATAGGATCCTGAAGGGCTTTTCCTAGCTGGATTGCACTCCCCTTTAGATCCTGTCCAAGGGCAGCAGACATATCCAGCATTGTCTTGGTAGCATCTGGAAAAACATCCTTTCCAATATTGGTGAAAGTTAGGAGGATGTTTTCTCCAGAGAGGATTGTCTCATCAGAGAACTTTGTAACCCCTTGTAGCTGTTCAGCTAGATTTTTGGCAGCATCTGCCGTCACTCCAGCGATGCCTCCAGTAGATTGGAGAACTGCATTCAGCTGAGCCTCCACTCCCTCTGCCTGCATTGCCTCTGCCATGGCTAGACCGATGCCAGTGGTCACTGCTCCAATACCAGCAGCAGCTATCCCTAGCCCTATCCTGCCAAGTGTGTCAAAACCTTTTCCAAGGTTACTGATAACCTTAGAGGCTTCATCCTTTGCAGTTATTAGGATCTCTACAACATTCTTATCAGCCACTAGCTTTTCTCCTCGAGCTCCTCATTCCTTTTTCTCCTAGCCTCTCCTATAAGATTTTTGAAGATCTTGTAGCGCAAAAGCCAGAGCAATTTTTCATCAGGTCTGCCAGCTATATCCCATGGGGGGATCCCCCAATCCTCTGCTGCCTCTAGGAGGAGCACCCACCAAGGAGCCGTTGGCATGTCATGGAGGAGTGCATGCCTTAGCCATTTCCTTTCTGAAAATTTGCAGCACCGCCATCTAGGGAGGTGAGGAGCTCTCCAGCTAGATCATTCAACTTTTGGAGGGGCAAGCCTCCCATAATTTTTCTAGCCTCATCATAGGGGATCCTTGCCCCCTCTTCTGTGGACAGAAAACGAGACAGAACCTCAACCAGTGTCCTAGCCTTATTGTCCAACAAGTCTAGGTATTCATCCACTGTGACATTCTCTTTGATGTCTTCTGTAGTCACTAATATTTTGTAGGTGTTTCCCATTTCTTTTTTTCTCCTTTATAGCCCTAGTCCAATGTATTTGTTCAGTAGGAAAATGACGATTGCGATGACTATCAGGGCAAGAATCACTCTCCCGAGAGGTGAAGGTAGCAAGGGTATGACATACCTATCCAGTAGCCATACGCATAGCACGACTACAACAAGGATAATTATCAGCTCGAGTAACATTTCTCCTCCTATCTCCTCCTAGGATCTTTATGGAACTGTTGCCAGTTCGCAAACGTCAATGATCTGCGCAAACTTAGAGGCTGTCGCATTGTAACGAGCCCTAAAGGTTCCTGTCACAATATCGTTGCCATCATCTTCATCAATCTTGCTGAACTTATCCCACTTTCCAGCTAGATTGATGAGCAGGGTTCTGAAGCTATAAGCTGTGCCAGGGGTGGTCAGGGCAGATCCTTCAAACTTCAGCTGGATCAATCTAGGAGTTTGAGCCTCCCAGTTGGCAATCTCTGCAATAGCCGTGCCGTCATACTCCAGCTTGACTTCCAAGGTTATCTCAGGCTTGGTCATTTTATTGAAGCTGAAATAGATCTGGCCATCAGCAGTCCATTTGGCTATCAGCCCTGTTTTCACTTTTAGAGAAGCCTCGAGGAGGGTATTTGATTTCTGGGTAGTGCCCCAAGTTCCACCGATAGCTTCAATGTATAACTTTCCCTTGCTGAAAAGAATATCATCCAGAGTAGGAACTGCAACGGCTGGGGTGAAGGTAGTATTGGTCAGCTGCCTGCCTTTCCAATCTCCCGACACCATCAAATTCTCCCCAGCCTTTCCCGAGAGCTCGAATGCCTCTACAAAAGAATACTCCATCTCTTGAGCTTGCTGGTTATCCCCTCCCTCAATGGTGTAGGTTTTCAGGGCATTGATGGCTGTGGTAGGAAAGTCATAGGTATAGATTTTCCCAGTTCCTACTCCATCAGCAGTAGGGGTTACAGTTTTGATGCCAGCTTCAAAAATATGGAGGAGCTGTTCAAAACTAGCCTCGATGGAATCAAACGTGATACCTGCAAACTTCTTGGGGATGGAGGTTCGATCTAGCCCACTGATGTAGCCGACATCCTCATCAGAGATTTTCACCTCCAAGAGGTTTTCGAGAGTTCCAATCCCTCGCCACATCGTGGTAGCCACTACAGCGGTGCCCGCAGTGACTTCTCTCCCCAGTTGGATCTTGCGCAAAGATTTTATACCAGGCATATCTCACCTCACTTGTTTTCAGATTTTGGAGTTAGGCTCTTGTTCGGGTGAGCCTCTAGCTCGGATTTTTCTTGAGTGAACTCAACATACAAGCCACTTTCCAGCAGCTTCTCTTTGCCAAAGAATTTCACCTCATCGGCAGTTAGATCTCTCGCAGGGATCCCGAACAGGAACCCCTCTCCAACCCATTTCAAACCTAGCTTTTCCATAGCTCCTCCTCTATAGATCCTTTATACCAATTTCAAAGCGATAGCCGATTGTTTCAATAGTAGCATAAGTCATCTTGCCAAACTCCCACTTGATGTCAGTGATATTCGAGATCGTGCCATTCAGGGTAGGGTTATTCTGTAGGATTGCAGCTATTTTCTCGAGGTAGGGCACTGACTCGAGTAGGATCTTTTCAGTCAGTGACTTACTACAGTGCACCTCCAAAAAGATGGTTGATAGCTTTTTTGTCCAGCCAGCATTGATCTCAATAGTTCCTACTCTAGGATATGAGATGGCAAATGGAAATTGCTGGGCACTATCCACGAGAACTTCAGGGGCATACTTTATACCCTGAACAGTTCTAACTAAAGTTTGGAGGGCAATAATAGTCTCATGCAATCCCATGTCATATAACCTTTCTGACGAACCCACCATCATCTAGGAGGCTCTCCACTTCTGGATCCAGCTTCTTAGTGAACCGCAATTGACTGAGCTCTATAATAACTCCAGTATCTGCAAAGCCCTGTTTTCCACGATGGAACCAGCGAGTGGATTGAATTATCGATGCCATGGTAATTGATTCAGGAGGGGTTTGGGAGAAGCCAAATTTGCTGGTGATCTTTATAGCCTTTGGATAGACTGGCCAAACCGCCCGAGTTCCATAGAGCCTATCAATATCCAATCTCCTGATTGGTTCTCCTCTTTGGATCGCATTCCATGGCCAAGTATGATAATCAGTAGCTGCCCAGGTTGTGTAGCTCGAGAGATCCCCATTCTCTGATACCTGTACTGTAGTAGGGGCAGCTGCCATTTCTCCAACCCAAAGCTCTAGCCCTCCTCCTCCTGAGAAGTATTCAATGCTATCGACATCAGCTGCAAAAGCTCCTGGCATTCTCCTGCAAAAGGTATCAATGGCACGGCTAGCCCTTTCGACCAAGATCCCCAGGAGATTGGTGTATTGCTCTCCCCAATCTTGATCAGGGAGGAGGATCTTTATATCATCAGGGGTGCAATAATTTTTAGGAGCCATGGCTATACCTTGTCCGAGTTCTTGACCAGATAATCATGGAATGAAGTTATCCCATCATCTGTTCCATAGGTAGCTTCAACAATCAGCCGTCTTGTTTCAGCCTGTTTCTCCTCTTTGATGAGGGTATTGGCTAGGATCCCCAGTGTCAATTCTATAGAAGCTGCTGGGGTAGGAAATGCAGTGGTGGTGATGATTACTGTGCCAGTTGCCAGATCAATCAACCTGTAATTTATAGCCGTTGGGATGGCAGGAGCTCCTAGCTTGTCCATAAAAGAAACAGTGATATAGCAAGTGGTTTTCTCTACAATCGCATTCATCCAAATAGCTCCTCTTTAGCTCTCTACAAAGGTTGTAGATCTCTCCCTAAAATTATACTGCTGGGCTCTCGTTATAGAGGTGGCAGACACAGATCTGCTAGAAAAATCAAACCTGATTTCAGCAATTCTAGCACCACCTGGCAGGAACTTTGTAAGATCCCCTATGAAGCTCAGTGCCCCAGCTAGGATCTTGCCTATCCTTTTGGAGAGCCCCCCAACAAATGATAGCCCTCCCTCTAGGAGCTTTGAAGTCTGCCTATCCAGAGATCCAGAAAACGAAACAGAGCCTCCCAAGGATTTCAGGATAGATCGAATAGAGGCTAGAGCCCCTGAGAAGGATAGAGCCCCTGTAAAGCTCTTGGAGGTTCGTTTGGCTAGATCTCCAGTGAATGATAGAGCTCCTGTCAAGATCTTGGTGACTAGCTTTTGGGAGGTTAGGGATCCAGTGAATGAAAGGGCTCCCACCAAAGATTTTAGAACTGCCCTGACTGAAGTCACGATCCCAGAAAATGACAGGGTTCCTGTAAAGCTCTTGTAGGTTCGTTTGCTCAGGGCTCCTGTAAAGGAGAGGATCCCAGCTAGAGCTTTCCCTGATTGCTGGGAGATCGATCCAGAGAATGAAAGGGCTCCTGTCAGGATCTTTACCACCAGCCTAATGGAACTCAGCAAACCTGAAAAAGATAGCCCACCAACAAGATTTTTAGAAGTTTGCTTCAGTAGGGTTGAGCTAGAGGAGAGGGATCCAGCTAGGTTCTTGTTAGGGAGCCTCCCTAGTGCCCCTAGGAATGACAGGGAGCCATCTAGGGATTTTAGGGATACCTTAGAGCCTATGAGAGTTCCAACACTGGTTAGGGTGGCTGTAAAGCTCTTAGAGCTCCTTTTTACAAGGGCTCCCGAGAATGAAAGGGCTCCTGTTAAGCTCCTTTCGATCCTCTTGACTAGAGCTCCTACAAACGATAGCCCTCCAGCTAGGATCTTGCCAGCCCTCTTGGCTAGAGCTCCCGCAGGGGTTATAGCTCCTGATACTGATTGGTTGAACTGGGTTCCTGAAGGGGCTGGCTTGACTAAGATCATGAAGCCAGCCATATCCTGAGCAGAACCGCTGACTGTGAGAGTTCTGTTCACTGATGAGGTTCCAGTTAGGAGCTCCCATGCAATCACACGATGAAGCTGGTTATCTGTTTGCTCAGTTACCTCTGTCAGACTTGCATCTTCTGTCCATGTCCTAGCTCCTCCTGATGCATCAACAGAGGCATGACATATCATTAGCATATTAGTATAGCCAGGGGTTATGTTTCCTACATTGATAGCATTAGATGAAGCATTAGCATGGCCAGAGCTATTTGGGGTTGAGTCTGATGAATCATGTCCATCTACTCTAGTAATATCAATAACCCAGTTACCTGCAGCTGAAAAAGTCCACGTGGGGGCCGAATCACCAGTGGCATAGTTCTTTTTATAGACCCAGGTTGCAAAATCAGCTGGGTTAGGATCTGCCTCAACCAGTGACCAGCCAGTTGGTACATTGGTTATAGTAGCTGAGGTGGAGTTATGAATGACAAAGGCTAGGAGGAGATCCCCATTAGCCACTCCTGCAGGGAATGAGCCCTCCCCAGTGGCATCAGTTCCTGTGGCATGGCTTACAGCTTGATACGCTACAGTCACTTTAGCTCCTTATAGGCAAAATCCTCAGCACAGCCTGGGATGAAAATTCCAGGCTGCGCAAAGGATATAAGCTAGGATCCTAACCACCACTATTGATAGTACAGGTATAGGTGAATTGGATCGAATCACCAGACGCAACGTTGATCGCTGTAAAGACAGATCGATCCCAAAGAGTTCCACCTCCAGTAGCTGCCTGGGTGAAAATCCCATGCTCAGTTATAGCTCCTGCCCCATCAAAAGTTGCAGTTCCTACTGTTCGCATTTGACTAGCTGTCGGCTGGCTTTTTGTGCCAGTAGCCCGAGTACTGTCAGGGTTCAGGATCGTGGTACTCTCTGTCCCAAGAGCCGTATCAGCTACATTCTCAGCGACAGAGCCAGTTCCACATCCATGGTAATTGAACAGGCTGAAGTCATTAGCTCCCCCATCCCAGTCATCAACTAGGAATGCCACTCCAGCATCAGTGACCAGCTTATGAGATAGGATCCCATAATTTACTCGAGAGCCATCAGCCTTTACAAGCACAGCCTTTAGTTCTGAAGTGATGGTCAAGATGCCAAAAGTTCTGGAGAGGAGTTTGGCCAGCCAGTATTGGATCCAGCCGATGATAAAGCTCCATCGGCTATAGTTCTTCAATCTCCAGCCAAGGTTAGCTTTAGGAGCCCTGATCACTTTGGTGACTAGCTCTCCTTTGAAGCCCACGGCAGAAGCCTTGTTCATGGATCACCTCCATTCTGGGAGTTTGGGGAGGCTATCTCTAGCCTCCCCTCCCCATCCTACTTGTATCTGCGCTCTGCCAGGAGATAGGCACCATACAGGAAGTTCGGGGTTGTACCCCCTACAGTTCCTACCGCACGGACATATCGCTTGTTGGTCATGAAATGGATCTCAGAATTGCCAGCTGCCGTCACCTGGACAAAAGTAGCTCCAGTGATATCGGTGTAGCCTGAGCCCAAGACATCACTTTCCTGCATTTTGACATCCAGGGTTGGAGTGGTTCCTGAGACAGTATTCACCCCAAGAAAAGCCTTCATTGATCTTTTCCCAGGATTGATATAGCCTTGGAGATCCACTCCCACACCGTTGGCATTCGCTGTACGAGCCAGCGGAGGGAAAAGCTCTTTTACATCTAATTGCGATTGCGTACTCATTATTCATCCTCCTCGTGGACAAAGTAGATCTAAGAGGTTTGCTCCTCCTCCCCAGGGGATAGGGAGGAGGAGCCCGATGCTAGCCAATAAGGCTAGGTGGAGATCTTTTGAGCTCTGAACCGCCACGGCTGAGCAACCTCACCACCGACACGCTTGCGCCCAAGAATAACGGTGATATTGGTCTCAGCATAGATCTCTGACAATCTCTGCAGGGAGAGCCCGATGCGATCCACGATGAAGTAGCCCGAGAAGTCACCAAAGAGGATGGGGTAGTCATTCCCAGCGATGTCAGGCATAAATTCATCGTACACTACAGGCTTGCCAAGCATGCTGTCCTGATCACCTGGGGAGGAGAGCCCTCCATTCGATGCATTCTGCATGCTGTCCCAGATATAACGAGAGTTGCCATCTTTCAGCTTGCGGGCAACTTTCGCTGTGCCTGAGTTCAGGAGCATCCGTGCATTTCTGCGGTATTGAGAGGGGAGCCCAAAGAACAGATCGATCAACCCATCGGCCAAGAGGGTTGTAGCGGAGCCCGAGACAACGGTGGGGATTTTCTCCCCAGTTTCTCCTACATCGATGCGGGTGACCAGACCCATCGGTTTGGCAACGCCATTTCCATTGATGAAGACATCATCCTCCCCTAGGGCAAAGGCTTCACCCAAGAGATCTGAGGAGATCCCCATCAGGTCAAAGGCACTGTCCTCTAGGACATCGTTGCTCAGAGGCATCGATGCCATAGCCGTATGGACAGGGATGGTGATCAGACCTGAGACTGGCTCAGTTACCCGATGGACAGTGGAGCTCGAGGGCACCTCTCCAGTCCAGGTCAAGCGCACGCCTGAGGTATATTTGTCATCAGTCGTGTAAACAATGCGAGGCCACTTCATCGCATCACGGCTGGTGGACATAACTCGGGCTAGAGCTCTGACCATTGCACTGGTGGCAGTTTTGCGAATGAGCTCTGTCTGATAGTCCTCTGGGACAAAGAAGCCCCCAGAGCTATCGATGCCCTCAGTGATCGTCTTGCGGTCAAGTGGGCCAAGCTGCTCCATGCCTTTGCGCATATAGCCTTCAAAGGCTCCTGGGTAGCCTTTCGACTGAACCGCCAAGGGCACGAGAAAACGAACCTGAACTTTTCTCCCTGTAGGGAGATCAACATCAACCTTGCGCCATGCGAGAGGATCCGCAGCAGGCATACCCTCGTTTGGCCCAGATTGACGCCACCCAAGATGGGCAGCTTTGGTGTCTGCGGGATCTCCTGAATAGGCTTCTCCATCGGAGATTTTTTCAGCCTGACTGATCTGAACTTTGATCACATCGGCTTCTCCTAGAAGTTTATCCACCTTTTCACTGAGCTCCTGAGTTAGGGGAGCCTGAGCCGTTGCAGACGCCATAATCGTTTTTGCTTCAGCAATCTTGCTTGCATAGGATTGCTTGAGCTCTTTCACTTTTGCGTCCATTCTACCTCCTTACAATTTTCCTTAGAATAGGTGAACTGGATCACGTTCCATGATCGCAATTCTTTTGTTCAATTGCTCGGTGAGTAGTGATAACGATTTTTCATCGTCATCGGCTGGCTCAGCACTCAGCAAAATATCTGACAATACCTGTAGGGCTCCTTTTAGCTTCTCGAGGTTCCTACTGGACAAAACCCTCCCCTCCTTATAGGAGAGGACATCGAATATCGTGGCTGCAGCTATTAGATCCACTGCCTTATACTCGGGAGCTTCTTTTTCAAACTGTTTGTAATGCGAGGCTAGATGATCATACACAGATCTCCTAGCATCAGAGGGGATCCCTAGCCCTCCTTTAGTAGCCCCCATCAGAGCTCCCATGGCAGATTTTGTACCTGCCCAGATAGCTGGCCCAATGCCTGACTTAGAAGCTTGATGATGCGGGAGCTTCAAATCCCCAAAGCTCTCGGGGGGCATCTGCTCAGCATAGGCAAAGTGGGCAGCAATTCTTTTCTTTTCTTGATCAGTAAGATCTCCCCAGTCAGCATCAGTGAAGTCATCTAGGGAGGGGGATGACCAAGAGGATCCCTCTGATGCAATTCCAGTATCCTTATAAGGAACTGCACTATGGAGAGCCTTAGAGGATGCCAAGGTGAGGGCATTCATCCCCCAAATTACATCGGATGTTTCCCAGAGCCGTAATTCATTCAGTTCACGAACCATAACCCCAGTTGTCTTATCCTCCACATAGGAGAACTTCACTGGATCGAATGCAAAAGACATTTCAGTGATCGCTCCCTTTTTGATACCCTCGAGGATCTCATCCCCTCTAGGTGTCTCGAGGTATTTGCGAGTGACCATAAGCCCCCCAGTGACTTCAGGGATAGCTTCTGTAATATCCTTGGGGAGCCCCTCCTTGCGAACCTCCTCAATGTTAGTGATGACAGCCGTTGGAGGGGCAAAATAATCGTGCTGCCATAGGTGTTTCAGTCGTCTCTGATTTTCCTTCAATGTCTTCTTGAAGGCTCCTATATGGATGCGGTCATTGCCACTATCGATATTGCCGAATACAGCTGCAATACCTTTGACCGATCTCTCATCTAGGATCTCTGGCTGGTTAGGTGTAACTTTGTACTCCATGAATCACCTCACTCTTAGAATTATAAGGTTGAAAGTGGGCTTTTCCCAGTGTCAGGATCTATTTTAGGGCTATTCTATTTGAAAAAATCAACGATCATTCCATCTACAGCCTTTTTGTAAATATCATATATTTTCTTCATGTTTCGATCTAGGAGATCTTGCAGGGTGTACCAGAGCCCTGAATGGTATTGCGATTGAGGGCCACGATTGCCTTGGATCCCATCAACCTTATCCCGAGAGATAACCCAAGGGGCATACACCATCTTCGTGCCAATAACTCCTACATAAGTCAAGTGAAAATCCCCTGCCCCTGCAGCCCTAACCTCCTTAGTGATCGATCTCCCGAGTTGAGCAGTCCTGCGGTAGGGCACTTCCATTTTCCCCTCTGCTATACTAGCCTTCACGAAAAGGGCTTGCTTGGCTGACTTGAAAGGATAGGGCTTGCCTGAGGCTGGAGGGTATGCAGGGATCTCGCTGTGGAGAAAATTAGTAGCCTCGTATGTAGCTTTGATCATATGATCTCGAGCTACATGTTGGAACTTAGTTAGATCTTTGTTATACCTAACTTGAAAGTCAAAGATCTTGCTCATTTCATTTTCCCTTTTCTAGCCTTTTTCTGTCTAGCCCTCTCGAGCTTCAAAGCCTCCCGATGAGCACGATCCTCCCCCTCCCTAGCTCCTGGGATCATTTTCAGCCAGTCAGCATCTTCATCACTAGTGGAGAGCTCCTCCACGATCAATTTGCCATCTACAATTTTTGCTTTCATAGCTCCTCCTATCTCACCGTGGCAGTTATAAGATCATCGACTGTTCCACCACTGATAACAAACTCCCATTCATTCAAACAGCCAAATCCAGTCCTGGCAGTTCCAATAACCCTATTGGCAGGCATTATGGCCTCCATCACCACACCGTTGTACCCAGCGAACCTCTCAGCAATAGAAGCCTCTACAGTCCAGCTCTCAGCTGCATTGGCAACTTCATCTATGCCCAGCATCATTTTATTTGGGCTGTTAGCAATCGCTGAATGTAGGGTAGGATCTACACTGACCCCTCTCCAAACGTGAACTTGGGTTATGCCTGCAGCCTTTAGCTCCTCCTGCGTATATTGGTACATTGCCTTTATGACGTCATCCACTACTTCATCAGAGTTCTGATACCCTAGTACAAGGAACTCATCCCATAGGGTCATATCTGATTTTTCAAAAATGCTAAGGCTTTGTCTGGGTATTTTCCCTCCCCTAGACCTGATGATCAGTTCATCTGCCATCCTCTGTTCTTGCCATGGGGATAGCTTTGTCCCCAAAACCTTTGCTGTTCGAGCTTGGATCTGGAGGGATGCATAGGCATTATCGTTTGAAGTATTTGCCCATTGATGAACAAAATCATTTAGAGCAGTATAACTGACTTTGGTTCTGGAGGAGAGCTCTTGGATGAGCTTATCTTTAGATGCCCCTCGAGCAGAATAGCTTTCAACATCATCTCCTCTTTTTATGAACTCCCTACCTTGCCTGATGATATCACTGGGCACTGTCCTAGGATTTTTTGTAGCCCTATCCATTTTAGGAGGCCATGGGTCAGAGGGATTGATAGGATCTGGGGGCACTGAAGTAGTGCGCATAGAGGATCCTGGCACGACAGGGAGGAGATAGCATCGACATCTCGGATGGGCAGGTGGGCCATCTATCGGCTGATCATCAAAATCCTCCCAGCCTCCATCTAGCCCTCCCACCATTTGCTGATCTCGTGGCCCGCAAATATCGCAAACGAGTTCATCGACTGCAGTCATCCAGCGTCTGCCTTTTATCGATCCTGCATAGGCTTCATTCCTCCATATAAGGAGATTGCCCTCAGCATAGGCTTTTGTAACCTCTGTGGAGGCTATGAGCTCTGCTCTCTCAGGGCTGAATTTTAGGGCTAGCCTATCCTCTAGAGCTTGGAGGGGATCCCCAGACTGGATCCACTGCGATGTCTCACTTTGAACATATTTTACCAGGTCATCAGTTATGCCTTTTATAAGAGTTCCAGCTTGATGTTCAGCATAGCCCATGGCAAACTGGTGGAGTAGATCGAATGATAGCCCTCCAGTGACTACAGCTGGGGATGGCTTATAGAGGAGATCCAGAGCCGATTGAGCCTCAATCTCCCCTTGGAATGCTGCTGCCATCTCCTGAGGGAAAACAACCTCCCAGAGCTTCTCAGTGAAGATGTCTAGATAGGATGCCTCAAAGGGCTGGAACTCTACAAGCTCCCTTTTCTCCTCAGGCTTTTTCTTTGCCATTCTCCCTCTCCTTTAGGGCAGCTTGTACGTCTGGATGTCGCTGGATCTGATCCATGGCTCCCTTTAGCTGGTATTTGAAAAATGACTCGAGATCCCTCTGGAGCATTCGCTCTAGCTTCTCCCTTGTTTCTTTGTCGATGGGGTTGCCTGATTTTTCTCCTGATCGTAGTGCTTTTTCAACCACTTGATTTTCATCTTCTTGCGTTGAGTTTTCATTGGCTTCATCAGGATCTTTGTCACCCTCCTCCTCCACTGGCTTTTCAACAGGCTCTGGCTTTACAGCTTGTTGAGCTCCTCCCTCCCCAGGTGTGTGCTCCAAAGGCACTTCCATAAGGTTGAGCATCCGCAAGAAAACATCTCCAGATCTAACTGCGGCAAGGCCAATCTCTTTTCGATATTCATTGACCGTGATACCACCCATTCTCAAACCGTTGTTAGCTTTTTCCCAGACAATGAGCCTCTCCTCCCGCAGGGCTGGAACCTCACTGAAATCCCAGTGCCCCTCTAAGTTGGAGTCACCAAATTCAGGTATCAGCTGGTTGTCGATGACGTCATTGAAGTTCTGGTAGATGGGCACCAGGGTATCCTCCCACCAAGCCAGTCTAGCCTCCTTATAGTTAGCAAAGGTGGATCGATCTAGCCCCACTTTTGCCCCTACGATAATAGGAGGCACTCGCATTGTAGCACAGATCCTAGCCTCATTCCTCGAGTCAAGAGTTGAGAACCCCATTTCCTCAAAAGTGGATCCTGTCTTTTGATACTCAGCGTCACGATCCAGAACCGCTGGTGCGCTCCAGTTCCTAGCCCCTCCATATCGATCTGCCCACTTGCGCCTGATCTCTTCTGCCTCAGCATCACGGAGCCTCTGAGTGGTTTTGATAATACCTGGGGGAGCTCCTCCCTCTTGGAAAAAGGTTTTGATGTAATCGGTGGAGGTATTATCGATCTCCACGATCCTAGCAGCTACAGCGACTGGAGGCCACGTGTGGAAAAGGTTCAAAGGATCGAATAGCTTGAAATCAAGCACATCTCCCCTATCCAAGAATACAGGGGGCAGCCCAGGAACCGTGTACTGATAGGCTGCGATCATCTGAGTTGAACTCGGGATAGGATTGACCCAATCTGGGCGCAGTGGCCATAGGGCTATAACGTTGCCAGCGTTATCCCTTTGCTTCTCGAATATAGCCCTGCCAGCTAGCTCCTGATAAATGATGATCGATGACCAGAAGTCATACTCACTCATAAAGGGGTTAGGCTTTTTGAGGAGCCTCGCAAGAGGATGGTTCCTATCCCTGATCATCTCCTCCTTAGAGGTATTGTAGGGCTTCAAACGAACCTGACTGGCTGTACTAGCCTTTGCCGAGATACAGGCAAAGATCAGTTCATTCTTGCGCCACGCCTGACGAACCAGGCTCTCAAAATTGACGTCAGCATAGATTGGCCTCCCCTCTTTCCAAGTCTCAACTAGAGTGACCATAGTCTTGAGGCCAGCTATCTGAATTGCAGCTCGTTGGATGAAATTCAGCTTGCTCATACGTATATACCTCCATGTTTCCTATCATAGCTATTGGCATACATTGTCGCATATCTAGTAGGATCCATCCCATGGTCATCTTTTTTGACAGGGATCTCTTTTTTGTTTTTATCGCTCCAAACATACGTCTCAAATTCACCCTCAGTATTTACAGGGCTATAATTTTCAACAAGATCATGATCTGTCTCAACTAGGCTATCCCGCATAAGGAAAAGGGATCTAGCCTTCAATCGATCCTTTACAGCTTGGATCCCTACAGTAACTGCCTTTTCAGCAGGGATGGTTGGCCCAATTCCATTCTCCTCTAGGGTAGCACGATCCTCAGCATCCCAGTCACAAACCCAAGCCTCTATTTGCTCCTCCCCAGTTAGCTTGAGGATCTTTTCAGCATGAACTTTGACTGTCCTGCGGGTCATATAGATCTCCCTATACCTGTACATGTTGTCATCAGGGGAGATAGCCCACCATTGAGCTACAAACGGATTGGTGTACCCAAAATCGACTGCAATGAACCTCCTCCACTCGGGAGGTATTTTGAACCTATCTACTAGATGGATGGCTGGATCGTATTCATCATACACGAGCCCTTCAGCACTGACCCACATCCCCAGTCTGAGCCTTTTATAACGAACCCCAGAGAGGTTATCTAGCTTTGCCAAATAGGCTAGCCCTCGAGCTGTCCAAGTATTTGTCTTGTGATCGAATAGGATGGGGTTATCCTCATGCCTACTCTGCAATAATTTCAAAGTGCCCTGATCTCTCCTGTTCAGGATCCAGTGGGAGCTTGGCCCAGGGTTGCAATCTCCAAATACCTGGTTGTAAGGCATGACGCCATTCCTAGCCCGAGTTGTTAGATCCTCCCAGTCCTCCTGTGTAGCCTCTGTAGCCTCTTGAACATAGATAATATCATAATCCGTGGACATAATCTTAGAGCTCTTGTCCAAACCCCCTACGACAAGGACAGAGCCGTTGCTGAACTCATAATGCTGCTCTTGGGTTCTCCAGCGAACCGTGCCATTAGAGGGCACCACGTGTTTCTCAAAAGTCACCATGCCAGATTGCGTCAGGCTCTCCCTCGTTTTCCTGACCATAAGCCCTCGCATGCCAGGGTATTTTAGCCCGCAGATGTACAGCTTCTCGAGGCAACCCCTAGACTTGCCAGTGCCTGCTGGGCCATCGATGATGAACTCGGGATCGTGCAACCTGAACACCTCCCGAGAAGCCCCAAATGGTTCATAGGGCTTGCTCTCGGGAGGAGCCTCTAGAATATTCGGGAGGATCTTATTGCTGCGGGTTACAACCTCAAAATTGCTCATATTTCATCAGGGTTGACGCCTGCATAGATCTTGACCAGATTGACGTTTGCCACCAAGGGGCTATTCGGGAACACTGGGCCATCAACGTGACTATGGACAAACTTCACTAGCTCTGTCCACTGCTTGACATCCCTGATGGATAGCTTCTCTCCAGTGGCAGTCAGTGTCTCACCATTCACGATAAGATCAAAAACCATGGCGGACATAGATCTGGCATAAGTCATCCGTTTGCCAAACCCCATATGGAACCCAGACTGCCTCCCTCTGCGCTCTAGATTGCTGGCAAACTTTCTGGGGGCATTCTTCTTGTTGCGAAAGGGTCTGGCAGAGGATCCTGTGACAATCTCTCCTCCTCCTACATAATTGGCAATCGCATTTTCGTGGTCAATAGCCTCACTCATGATGCTTTTTCCTTTCCAAGCGAAAAGTCAGCCCCCTCTCGAGGGCTGACTTTATTATACTTCTCGCAGGGGTTTTCTCAGTCCTCAGCAGGAGCTTTTTCAGCCTGGATCTTTTTCAATCCAGCAGCGATTTTGGATCTGACATCCTTAGAAACAGGAACCCCACCGATGATCACGGTCTCAGGCTTTTCTGAGGGGCTAGCCACTGTGCTAGGAGCCTTTTTAGTGGGCTTTTTCGCAGCAGGAGGGGTTTTGGTAGCCTGGGCAGGGGTTTTCGAGCCCTTAGAGGAGCCCGACTGGCTAGGGCTGGATTTTACGGCTGCCTGAGGGGCAACTTTCCCCTTAGAGGCTGGTTTGGAGGGGGCAACGACTTTGGCAGGAGCCTTAGAGGTAGCCTTGGCAGGAACCTTGGTGGCTTTGCCGACTGGGCGATCATTGGCAGGAGCCTTTTTCGCAGGAGCCTCTTTGCCATGGGTTTTCTTGGCAGGAGCCTTGGCCACTTTAGGAGCCTTGGGGGCAACGGTGCGCTCGAGGTTGCGAACCAGCTCGAGGTTCTTTTTGTTCACCGCTGCCTGAGGCACAAACCATTTATTGTTGAAGATGACTGCCCTGAAGTCATCCGTGATAGGGATCCCAAAGCCACGATTGCCACCGCAAGCCTTGTGCCAGAACCGCCCTGCGGGGATCCCAGCCTCCTTTACAATCTCGAGAGCCTGGGCTAGAGGGAGATAGCCCTTTGGGACAACCTCCACGCTGCGGGCAGCTTTGGTAGCCTCAGGATCTACTCCTCCCGAATAACGAGCCTCGCACTCTGGGCCAATTCCCTTTTGGATTGATTCAGGGAGGGTCAACTCCTTGCCACAGATGCGGCAGGTGGGGCTTACACTTTTGGGGGTCACAGCTTTTGCGTTCATTTCAGTTCCTTTCATTGGGACAATATGAGGGTGGGTGATTTTCAGTTCTTTTTGAAAGTATTTGTCTCGAGTAGGGTTTTGATTTTCCAGGCGTCTGGCATAACCTCCTTTTTGTGCAGCCGATTGACCAGATAATTGATGCGCACCTGATCTCGTTCATTTTGGGTAGCTTGGGCTAGATCTCGAGCCCCTATTTGAACATGAGCATCCAGCCAGGAATGAGTGGGAGCCCTCGAGCTATCTAAGTGGGTGAAGACAAACTTGAAGATTTTCATGACTTCACCTGTACTCGGGGATCCTGGGAGGAGGACACAAACCCCTGAATTTGATGACGATCATGCAGAACCAAGCCATGGGAGCTCGTGTGGACATGAACACCGCAAGTCAGGCATTCAAAAAAGTTAGCTCCCAAAAAGGTTCCACACTCCCGATGCTCATCATTCAACTCCCGCATAATCTTGCGCTGGCTAGCCTCGGACACTTTGCTGAATTTTTCTACTATTGTAGCGTGAGACATTTTAGTCAACCTTTCCCTGCGTTATGACAGGCAATCCCTCTATATCGATGCGATACCAAGCCATGGCTCCCAATCTCAATCCGTGCCATTCCTTGCGGGAGATCAGGTCAACCCAAGTGCCTGGTTGAGATAAGTACTGGAGGACAAAATGAAAAGCTCCTGCCACTTTTCGCTTTACAACACGGTGGCTGTCGCTCATTTCCCCCTCCTATAGCTCGAGTTCCTTTTGACGTCAGCTACAACGTCAACGACAAGAGCCTCTGCAGCGTCATCAATCGCCTGACCAGGCTCCGTGAGGGTATTGATCGCAGTTCCCAGGCAGGAGAGGATATTTTGGGCAGTGGGGGTTAGGCTCCTATCCTGCGAGGCTGTCCAGAGCATATTGCGGATGAGACAAACCGTGTGGCGGTCTAGCTCGTTGATTTGTAAAGTTCTGGATCCATCTAGGTGTAAGATCTCTTGGGACATTTTGGGCTCCTATTTTAGGGTTGTACCTCTTGGAGGGCTATCGCCCTCAACATTTATCTTACTACAAGCTGTCAGGAAAGTAAAGCATTTTGGGTAATGAATTTCAACTGAATTTTCGACTTGCCCACCCGAGTTGACGGATCTGGGAGCCCTGGTGGGGGTAGAAAATCTTGGGTGTCTTCTCAAAGCAAGTGATGCACACTCCTTTATAAGGGGAGAAGCAAAACCTCTGGCAATCGGTGCACAACGTCAGGAACCAATCCCAGTGAACAAAACATTGAGCAGCCTCCTGATAATCGGCTATCTGATAATAGGCTCCTCTACAGGCAGGGCATCGGACAGTGGGGATCCTAGGCATGGCAGCCTCCATGGGTAATGTAGGGTTGAATATTTTTGGTGTGTGGCTTTTCCATAGGGCATCTCCTCTCCCCCATCCTCAGCCAGAAATCAGGATACCCCCCTCCCCTATGCATAGATTTCAAGTACACATTACCCTCTACACCCCCCATGGATACAATTTTAGGGCTCGAGATCCTCCTCGAGCTAGGTTTTACAAGGTATAGCCCCCCTTTTGCAGGGTGTAATGTAGGGGGTAATGCATAGGATAAGGAGGAGGAGCCCTCTAGAATAGAGGATCCTACCCACTTCAAGAGAAACATTTTGTCGAAAAGCCATGTGCTATGCATAAAACACCTTGACAGAATGTACCAAAATCTATGCATAGAATTTACATCCGCTGAGAAAATGGGTGTTTTTATGACATTTTCCCCAAAAAACACATGAGAAAATGGGCATCTCGAAAAGGCTGGAGGAGGATCCGCTGACAACGATGTCGAGAAACAGGGTGTTTTTAGCCGTAAAATTGGAAAACGATGCCAAGCTCCCTCTAGCCTCCAGCCTCCAGCCCTTTTTCCAAACTTTTTATAGCAAAATAAGGATATTTTTAGTATATAGAAAGATGAAAAACACACTGGAGGCTGGAGGGCTGGAGGGAAGTTGACATTTTCCCACGATTTTAGCCGTAAAATACACACTTTTCTCTCCATCGTTGTCAAGATGCAAAAAGAGGGCTGGAGGTAATTTGACATCTTCTCCAGCCCTCCCACATAATTAGGCTTCTAGATCCTCTTTGGTGGTTAGATCGTTAGCTCTTTTATAGCTATTTACAATGAGTTTAGCCACCAAAAGTAGATCAACATCAGAATTGAGCTCCCTAGTAGCCCTGGTCAACAGTGCATTATACCCAACAACATCATGATTAGCACGAGCAACCCCCTCTACAACCTCCCTGACCCACAGCCTCGCAATCAGGAGAAGCTCGAATGGCCTCCATAGGGTAACCAGATCCTGATTATAGAGCTTGAGCCACAGGATCTCGAGATCTGTAGAGGGTTCTCTCCACATTATCCTGAATTTTCTGATCGCTGATAGCTTTTTGGTGAAAGGGATGAGGTGTTCTACCACTTTATCATAAGCCAATTCAGAAATTCCATGGGTTTGGAGGATCCCGATGTTTTTCATTACTCTTGCGAGGGCTCGAGCCTCATCTTCACTGGCATTGAGTTCTCCTTTTATGTCTGCGACAATACGATCCATTACCTCTTGCTCACGAGGATCCGTGCGCAGCCTGGACATCAAGCCCTCAAATTCTTGCCCGAGATCTCCTCCTAGATCCTGTAGCCCTTTGAAAATGTCATCCATGTTCATTTTGTGCCTCCTTTAGGGTGTTTTGCCTGGATAGGATCGAAATAGATCCAAAATTCACGAGTTAGGAACCAGCCGTGGAACCCATTATCAAATGCCATCAGGATCCTCTTAGAGGTTATCCTGTTCACCATAGCCCGAGCTGGGCTGATTTTGTGTTTATACCATTTTCCGAGCTCTATTTTAGCCATTTTTGTCCTCTTTCAGGTTGAATTTTATGAATATCTCCTTAGATTGCGCTTCTGCCATTTTCCAGTTATACAGGGCTAGGGAGAAGCCACAGCTGCAAGATTGATGTCGATAGACTAGGCAGTTCTCCCGATGGGAGGAGAAGTTGAGAATGATGGCCTCTGCTGTCTCCATCCAGGTGGCCAAGGCATCAAAGATTTTGTCCACCTCCTCTTCCATCTCTAGCCTCCTG